CTGCTGTTGTAAGACGCATATTGTTAACTTGGTCATCTGTAACTTCTTGTGCTACATAAAAGTTTTGGTTTGCAGACATATCCAATTCTTGTTGAGTAAGAACTGAACCATCTTGGAAATCTACTAGTCTTGTATCAATAGGAGTTTCTCTTTCAATTCTAACAACCACACCATTTGTTGGTGCTGTATTAAAAGTAAGAGTAGAACCTGATACTGTAAAAGCTGTTGTGACTGTACCATTTAAATATGCTTTTATATGTGTAGTATCAATATAAGCGAAGTTGATTGCGTACTGTGTAGTAGAACCATTTCCTGTGTAAGTTAAGTATGAATATGCCATAGTTTTTTTAGTCTCCGAAAGCCATTATCGGTTTTAGTTTAATCTTTTTGTTATTTAGCCTTGGTTGATTTGATATAATTTTATTACTGTCCATGTTGTCTGATGCAATTTTTAAAGTCATTCTGTCGTCTTCAACACTTTTGAACTCTTTTAATTGTGTTTGCATTTTAATGTCAGCTAGTTGTTTAAATTGTTCTTGGATAATTTTTAATTGACCCCACTTACTCGTCATATCAACACCAGTCGTTAAACCATTTCCTAGTTTTTTTGGGTCAGACAGCTTTTGGTATCCTTCAGATTTAATCTTTTCTTCTAATGCTTGTCTTAAAGTTTTACCTGAACCATTCTTAACTGTATTTAAAGTTTGGTTGTACCTATCCCAAGCAGAGATGGTCACACCATTTTCTTTTTTAGTAAATAGTTTGTAATCAATATTGTTAATAATTGGCTTTTCATTTGGTAAGCCTTTTCCTAATCTTAAAATTTCTTCAGTAAGAACATCTTTTCTCATTGTAGTAGTTCCTAATATATCAAGACCATTTTTGAATAATCTTTTTGCAAAGTTATCTTTATCCATGTGAGGTTCACCAATAGCATTGTATCTAGGAGAGGAAGGTTGCCCCATGCCTGTTCTGTTTCTTACTTCTGCTAATAAACTTATTGCATCTCTAGTGTAAGGGTCATTAACAAATTTCTTGTAAATGTTAGGAACGAAAGAACCTACTTTTTGTGAGATGTATCTATCTAAAGCATAACTATCTTCACTTTGAATAGCTTCAATAACATCTGTCATAGCTTTTAGGTACGTCTTACTTAAAGTGTTTCTTTGTAAAGCACCTTTAGTAGCACTTAAACCTGCTGAAAATTTCTGTGTTACACTTAATTCATCTGCATTAAGTAAACCTGTGTGCATATCTACACCCATACGTTCTCTCTCTGCTTCAGTCATGTCGTCATATAGCATTACGTAATCTGCCATTATTCCAAGCATTGCACCGATTGGGTCTAGCTGTCCAAAAGAGAACTGCATACCATTTTAAAATTTAATTGAATAAGGTTTAAAGTTTAAATCTGTGTTCTTTTGTCTTAATAATTCACTATCTGTAAATACATCTAAAGTTTTGCCATCACCTTGATAATTAGTTCTGTTACTAATTGTTCCATTTGATGCCATGAAATAACCTGCTGTTAAAATCACAGAACCCATTGCTAATTGTCCTCTAGCTTTTGCAATCAATTTTGGGTCACCAGAAGTGCCAAAAATATGTTTACGATTATAAGTTGCTCCTGCAATAGGAGTTCTATCTACAATTTGCTTTGCAATGTTAAAAGGTGTTTTTACAAATGGAAAGAATTGTTTTAAGAATGGATTTGCTAAAATTATATCTTGAAATCTTGCAGTAATTCCTACTAACTCATTTTGGAAAGTATTTTCTTCAGCATATTTTAATGCGTCTTCGTGAATACCTTTAGTACCACTTTCATCAAAACCCATTCTAAAGTGTTCATCACTAAATTTTTGTAATTCTTTTCCTTTAAGGTTTCTTGCTTTTCCTTCAACAATACCTATTGCTCTTAATTTTGACCTGTAGTTAATTTGTTTAAACCACTCATCTCCTGCATTAAGAAATTTAGAAGGGTATCTAATAATTCTACCTGCTGTGTTAATAACCTTACCAAGATTATTGTCCATGTCGCTTCTTATAGATTTTGTATTAGCAGTATCTAATTTACCTGCTTGTACGTCACCTCTTTGTAATACTTGTTCACCATTTCTAAATGCCTGTTTCATGTATTTAGTGGCATCACCTATAAATTGAGCCAAACCACTTAAGGTAGCTACACTTTCTTCATATTGTGCTTTGTACTTTCTGACCTTTATTTGGTCACCACTAGAAATTAACTGTGAAATTTTGTTACCTATCATGTCTTCAATAGGTCTTAAGGCCATTACAATACTATTTGATGTAGCATTAACCATCTGGGTTTTAGGTGAAGATAAAAGAGCATTAATCCAATACTCATTTAATACATTCCAAGTTTTATTAGTCCAAGTTAATTGAACTATTTTTCTTAATGCACTTGGATTATCTGCCAGTGCTACTTGGTCTAAAAATCTTTCAAAACCTTTATCACCACCACCAAAGTTCTTGTAACTATCTTTAGCTTTTAAAATCTGTTCTTCTATTAATTTTGAATTAGAAAATTCTTCTTTAGTTAGTTGGTATATTCTTAAATTTCTACCACTTGCACTTTTAACAATCTTTGAGTTATTACCCATGTTCTCTAACATAAAGAACATTAAATCCATATCTGCTCTTTTGTAGCCTTTAACACCATTCTTATAGTTTCTTACAAAACTAGGAAATGCGTTCATCAAAGAAGTATAAGCAACTTCATGTGCAAATATTAATGAGTTAGTGTCATCAATGTTATCTGCAAATTTACTAAATGTTTGAAATACTTTATTAACATCTCCACCATATTCATTGATAGCTTTTCTTTTAACTGTTTCGTCTGTAATTCGTTTGTCTAATTTTTTATTAAATTTATGTACTGTGTCGTACATTGTTTTAAATGTTTTTAATCCTTCATAAGAAAGACCTTGTTTATAACTTTTTAAGTTAATGAAAGTTTCAGGAATATTAAATGCTTCTTCAGAACTTAATTCTCCTTTTTTCCATTTTTCAAAATTCTTTTTTAAACCTTGACTAGTAGCATCAATTATTATTTGAGTTTTCTTTGCATCAGTAAGTGTGTCTACTGTTTTAAATTGTTTACCACTAGTGACTGCATCTGCTAAATCATTCATCATCTTCATCTTTTCAGACAATGTAGTATTTTGGTCTACTTTAGAATTAATAGTCTCTAAAGTTTCTTCGTGCTTATTAATTACTTCTAAATCTTTTTTAACTTGGATTACATCTGCCTTACCACTAATTCCATTTTTAATAACTCTTGCTAGTCTAAATAAAACATCAGCACTCGCACCGATACCACCACCTTCAATAGCATTTTTTAATCTACCTTCCCAAAAAGTATCTGTTGGGTCAGATTTTAAATAAGATAAATATGTGTCTACTGTTTCTGGTGCATAATTTTCTAATAAGTCTGTAAGTCTTCCACTGTTCTCATCAAATATTGTAAAGTCTGCGATTGCAGATTTTGTTGTAATCTGTCCAAACTTTCCTAGTTTAGATGTTGCGTCTGCAACTTTGCCAAGTTTAAATAATTTATCAACACCTTTAAAGCCAACCATGAACTGTGAAATACCTTCAACTAAATTTCCAGGTATTGTTGTTGTATGACTGTCATTGTTAGGGTCTGAAGGGTCGTAGTAAAATCCTTTTATGTTTGAAGCATCTTTAACTCCTACATAACCTGAAAAGGGATTGATAAGACCATGAACATTCTTATCTTTTTTAGCATCTTCGTAATTTACATATTCAACAATGCCATTCTCTGCATTATTTCCATATCTCCAACCACCAACATTAAACTTATCTCCTAAAGTGTCACCTATTCCCTCTGCTAGGTCTGACACTGAATTAATACCTTTTCTTACACCTTCATAAGGAGCAACTGCAATCATATCGTATAACCAGTTTTTTCTTAATGGAGCAGAAGTATCAGCTAGTAAGCCTTTATTATCTTCTCTCATTGTCAGTTCCATTGCTTCGAAGTCAGCTAATATCTCTGCTTCAGTAGTTCCATCAGGATACTGTTTGATTTCGCCATTAGGCATTTGTCTTGTAATCATTTTCTAATTTCCCTGTAATTTCTTTTTAGACTGGGTTAATTTTGTATTTGTCATATCGATGCTCATTGCACTTTTTGTGTAATTGAAACTTTCAAATAGGAAGCCACCACTTGCATTTTTAGTTGTTTGTATAGTTAAGATGACATCACTAAATTCTTTTAAAAATGCTTTTCTAAATTCACTATTTCTTCCAATGTAATCTTTATGATTTTCAGAATACCATTCT